TTATTGGAATTAGATAAGACCATGCTAGATGCTCTAGTTCAAGGTCTAAAGGATGAAGCGAAGGAGATCAAAGATGCCCACAGAAGTAAAAGGCGTAATTGAACTCCGTAAAGCTCTTAACAAATTTGCTCCGGATCTTGCTAAAGAATTGACTAAAGAGATAACTACTTCTCTTAAAGTAATTCAAAGAGACGCTAGAGGGTTTGTACCTAATAAAGCTCCAGCTGGTCTTTACAATTGGGATAAGGTTGCTGTCAAAGAACCTAAGGTTTTTAACACATCCGGCAGGGTTCGACCATTTCCGCGTTACGATGCAACGCTTATTAAGCGTGGAATTGTGTATCGCACTGGTTATGGCAAGCCTAATTCTAAAGGTTTTAGATCTTTGTTTAGAATAAAGAATATGTCAGCAGCAGGATCGATTTACGAGAAGGCTGGACGTTTAAACAATTCCGGCGATCAAAAAACTAAAAGAACATCTACTGACTTGCGTGGCGCAGTATTCGTTGAGCAAGGGCAACTTTATGGCTCAAAAAAAATGGGTCAAGATATGCGTGGTCGCGTTCTCTACCGTGCATGGGAACAAGATCAAGGCAAGCAATTAGTAGCAATCTTCAAAGCCATTGACACTGCTAGAGATAAATTAAATAAACGTGCAACAGTAAGCAGCGTAAGGGAGTCAGCATGAGCAATGTAGTCATTGATATTGCCGCGCAATTTACCGGCAAGCCTGCTTTCAAGAAAGCCGATACTGCTGTTTCTCAATTAAATAGAAACACACAGAATCTAGGCAAAACTCTTACTCGTACATTCGGCACTGCGGCAGTCCTTGCCTTCGGTCGAGCTTCTGTCAAAGCGTTCGCAGAAGATGACAAGGCTGCAACCTCATTAGGTCAGACATTAAAGAATCTTAATCTTGCTTATGGAAGCAATATCGGCACTGTCAATGGCTTTATTTCTAGACTTGAAATGCAGACAGGCGTGCTTGATGATGAGCTTCGTCCGGCAATGGATCGTTTGCTTCGTGCAACTGGAGATGTTACTAAGTCTCAGGAATTGCTCGGACTTGCATTAGATATTGCAGCCGGCACAGGTAAGAGTGTGACTCAGGTCTCACAGTCTTTGCAGAAGGCATTTTTGGGGCAGACTCAGGCACTTGGTCGTTTAGGTGTAGGACTTACAAAGGCTGAATTAAGTTCATCTTCGTTCGAGGAAATCCAGCAACGTCTGACTACTTTGTTCGCAGGACAAGCAACAGCGGCAGCAGAAACATTTGCTGGTCAGTTGGATAAGCTAACGATTGCATCTAACAATGCTAAAGAAACTATTGGTAAAGGTCTGTTTGATGCCATCACTGCTTTATCAGGTGGTGGTGCAAATGCTGGAATTGAGAACATAGATAAGTTAGCAACGGGCATCGCAGATACTTTAAAGAATGTCGGTCTATTAATTGGCAAGCTAGAAGAATTTAAGCCTGTTCTTATTGCAGTCGGTCTTGTCGCAGCGGCAGCCTTTTTGCCTATGACTACAGCAATTGCAGGTGCATTATTCTTACTAGGTGATCTAAACAAACGATTAGATGAGCAGTCATTCCGCAAGGGTGTAATTCCCGGCGGCATGGGCAAGATCTCTATGACTGTTTCTGGTCAGGTTGATAACACTGTCCTAAAGACTCAGACTAAGGTTACAAAGCTCACAAAAGAGCAAGCAGCAGCTCAGGCTAAGATCCTTAAAGATAAAAAACTTACAGCAGCAATAGATAAGGCTAACCTTGCACTTGGTAAGGGTGAGACTGTCTTTGATATGGACAAGATCCAGTTCAACGCCGCTCTTATCAATCAAGCAGAATTATTGGGCAAGACCACTAATTCAGCGCAAATTCTACAGATTGCTAACGATACTGCTCGCCTAAATGTCAAGCGTTCAATTCTTGCACTAGAAGAAGCCATCGCTTCTAAGGACGAAGCAGCCATCACAGCTGCAACAAATAAACTGAACGCAGACCTTAAAGTGCTCAATGCTTTGTCTGGTCAGAACAGTCAAATGCTTTCTATTGAAACTATCCTCAAAGGCTTGAAGCCTGTCGATCTTATCAATCAAAGCAACCTAGATCTTGCCATTTTCAAGATTAAGCAAATGCTTGACTTATTAGCACAGGCTTCAGCACAGTCTAAAGCTCCAGTACCTACAAGTGGATCACTTGGTTCTGGAATTCCAATAGGCGATTACATTGCACCAATTAGTAAAGAAGTAGCTGCTCAGGCATCTATCCCAGCAATTCTAGAATATGCAGACGCAGCGGCAGCTCGCGCTAATGCTTTTGCAGACTTGTTAGATATGCAGTCAGAACAGGATCTAAAGGATCTAATCGCTTACCAAAGATCAGTAGGCGATCTTGGTGGATACAGTCCTACCATGAATACCGGCAGAGGTTATGGCGCATCTAGCACAAACATTACAGTCAATACCGGAGTGGGAGATCCAGAAGCTATTGCTCGCGCTGTTGAAGATGTAATCCGTCAATCGTATCAACGTGGCACTAGCTCAACAGGTCTTCTAGCAATATGACATGGTATCCCGAATGGCGGATTACAGTAGGCACTAATGTCTATACAAATGTAACCTCAGTAAGTGTCACTATTGGTCGAATTGACATCGATCGTCAATGTCAAGCAGGTTATGCTCGCATGGACATTGTCAATTCGACTAATGAGCTTTTTGACATAGATGTCACAGATATTCTCAGTTTAGAACTTAAAGACAGCACAGGAACTTATGTGCCTGTATTCGGCGGTACTGTTTCAGACTTTACGACTTCTGTGAGAACTCCAGAAGAAACAGGTTTTGTGACGCTAGGCACAATCCTTGCAGTAGGTGCTCTGGCTAAATTACCTAAAGCCATCTATACAGCAGCGGTAGCTCATAATCTTGATGGTGAGCAGATCCGTATTATTCTTTCAGACTTATTGGAAAATCAATGGCAAGAAGTAGCACCTTCCCTTCAATGGGTTAATTATCTTCCAGCGACTACTACATGGGCTAATGCAGAAAATGTAGGATTAGGCGAGATCGATGCCGGTCTATACGAGATGGATAACCTTGCAGCAGATACTCGTAACACTCAAACTTTAGTCCAGCAGATCGCAGACAGCGCGTTAGGAACCCTATACGAGGACAAGCAGGGGCGGATTTCCTATGCAGACGGGGATCATAGAAGCAATTACCTAGCTGCTAATGGTTCAACACAATTAGATGCTAACTATGCAACCCCTGCCAGTGTTAAGTCAATTTTACAGATTGGCAAGATCCGTAACAGTGAGATTGTGCGCTATGGCAATGATTATGGCAGCACCTATTCAGCTACGGACGATGCTTCCATTTCTACTTACGGCCGTTATCAGAGATCATTTGACTCTAACATCCGTCACACAGCGGACATTGAGGACATCATTGAGCGAGATCTAGCCTTGCGTTCAACCCCTAGAACACAGCTTGATCAAATTACTTTTAGACTTGACAATCCAAACATGCCATCTACTCAATTGGATGACCTTATAAACCTTTTCTTTGGCGAGCCAGTAGTTATTACCAACCTACCCTTTAACATGTTCGAGGGGTACTTCTCAGGCTTTGTAGAGGGTATCTCAATGAGGGCAACGCCTACTTTTGTGGACATGACTATCTACGTCTCACCAACAGACTTTTCTCTTATAGCCCCGACATGGGCAACAGTAATTCCAACTAACACCATCTGGAGTGGAGTAAATGGTACACTACAGTGGACTAAAGCGATCGGAGCTCTAACCTAATGGCAACAACGACCCCTAATTTCGGTTGGGCAGTACCAACCAGTACTGACCTAGTCAAGGATGGCGCAGTAGCCATTGAGACACTAGGCGATTCTATCGATGCTTCTCTGGTCGATTTAAAGGGTGGCACGACTAATCAAGTCCTTGCTAAGAATAGCAACACAGACATGGACTTTAAGTGGGTAGCAGATGCTTCTGGTATTCCAGCAACAATTATCGATGCTAAGGGTGACTTAATTGCAGGAACTGCTGCTGATACTGCTGCTCGTTTAGCGGTAGGTGCAGATTACGGATTTTTATACGCTAATTCAGGTGCAGCGACTGGTATTGAGTGGAACGCAACTGCGTGGACTGCTTATACACCAACAATAAGCTCAAATGGTGGAACTATCACAACGGCTACGGCAGCAGGTTATTGGATACGAATTGGCAAATTGTGCGTTGTTAGATCAAGTTGGACTGTAACTACAAATGGAACTGGTTCGATTTCATTAAATCTTTCTTTGCCTTTTACTGGAGCATCAGCAGGTATTGGTTCTACTGGTGTAGGCCGTGAATACGCTGTAACAGGTAAGGAATTACAAATTGAAATAGGTTCTGGCGATACTGTTATGCGGTTTAGAAATTACGATAATTCGTATCCTGCGGGAAATTCCTATCAAGGTACAGGCACAATTTGTTACGAGGTGGCATAATGACAAAGTTTATTTCGGCACTTGGAAACGACAATGAAGTTTCAGATCAAATTTATTTGGAGCGATTGCGTTATTGGAGAAATGGTGAATTAGCGCGTACAGATTGGACTCAGGTTGCAGATGCACCTGTCGATCAAGCAGCTTGGGCAACTTATCGCCAAGCATTACGCGACCTACCAGCAAGTAACACAGATCCTCGAAAGATTGATCTTCCTGTTGCACCATGAAACCAAAACTTTCTAAAGCTGCAATTCAGTTAAGAGAGCAGATAGATGACTCATTCCCAGATAGGTCTCGCTTATCGGATGGATGGATCGCAGATGCAAGGCACATGCGTGCTGGGAAGTCTGATCATTGCCCAGATGATCAAGGAATGGTGCGTGCCATCGACATATCGCGTGGCTTATTTCAAGGATCAGAACCGGACATCATGGGTGATCTTGTGGATCAACTTCGAATTGCTTGCAAGTCAAAAACAGAAAACCGCATTAATTACATCATTTTTGATGGGTTCATCTATTCAGCCAAGTTTAGATTTATCAAAAGAAAATACACGGGGGCTAACAAACACACTAAGCACGCACATTTTAGCTTTAAAAAAGAAGCTGACAATGATGGTGCTTTTTTTCAAGTATCTATGTTAGGTGGAGAATAATGAACATGAAGCATCCAGTAGTTATCGCAGTCGGAGCCTTTCTTGCAGTATGGGGAACGACATCTAACTTCTCTCTAGACTATCGTCACATTCTAGGCGCGATCGTAGCTGGAGTGTTCGGATATGCGAGTCCTAAAAAGTGACACAATCAGATTTTTTTGGCCTTTACATAAGCACATTGCTAGTCATTGGTGGTCTTGCAGGCTATGTCATTACTCATTTACTCTCAGATATTAAGCGACTCAATCAGCGTGTCGATGAGATCTATAACATACTTCTAGAGCGATAATTTTGTTATGGCAAGAAAAGCGACTAAGAATCTAGTTGAGCAAGATTACTCAGCTCTCGATGCTTATTGCATTGGGATGTATGAGTTTGCTCAA